TAGCTGGGAAGACAAAGAAATGATTTATATAGATAATATAAAATATGAAAATGGCTTTAATTTTCATAACAATTATCAATTAAATAAGTGGTTAGATGAACAAATAAATCAAGTTCAGATGCATATTGAAATTAATAAAACATTCAATAAAGGAGAATAAAAATGGGATTAAAAAAACTTAAAAAAGAAATTCAATCTACATTAGACCAAGATTTGAAGAAGGGTATCAAGAGGGGACCAAAAAGGGCTATAGATTCTAATCTTCAAGGGTGGATTGAGGCTCTTGAGTATGTTATTGGAGAAATTGATTGGTTATTAATAATGGAAAAAAGAAAGTTAAATAAAAAAGGAAAATAAAAATGAAACTTAAAAACATAGAAATAACAATAAATGACAAAAAAAGTCATATATATAATACACACGATTTAAGGGAGATGTTCGAAGAAGAGAGGGAAAGTTGGGCAACACTATTCCCAAACGATGAATTTAAAAAAGAAGATTTAATAGATTTTGTTTTAGAATGTATAAAAGATGATTTACAAGACATATTAAAAAATGAAAATAAATAAGGGGAATAAAAAAATGGAATATAAAAACATAGGTGATATTGTAGGAACTCATTTTAACAATGTATTATCAAACCCTAGACCAAAATCAGATAATGATATTTATGTCTGGGCAATAAAGGTTAATGCTTATGGTGATGGAGAAGATGAAACAAGGTTTATAAAAGAGGATAGTCTTTACAGAAACATAGTGTTGGGTAAATTTAATGATATGAACAGTAATGTAGGTAAGGCAGTATCTATAGCTAAAGAATATATTACAAAGCTAGATAAAAAAGGTAAACCTGTTTATACTCATGCACTAAGAATAGCATCTGCATTAGATTTACTTGGATATGATGAGGATTATATTATAGTTGCTATATTACATGATATAATAGAAGATTCAGACAGAGAATTAGGGGATGTGCTTTGGAGATTTAATAGGAATGTTAGAAAAGCTGTTCATAGCCTTACAAGGAAAAAAACAGAAACCTATTTTGAGTATATTGAAAGGGTTAGTCAAAGCTCAGACCTTGCTATAAAGGTTAAACAATTTGATGTGTATGACCACTTATATTTCAAACAAAATATAAATGATAGCCTTATAAAAAGGTATGAAATTGCTTCTGAAATTTTAAATACAAAATTAGAAAATGGTATAATAAGTGAGGATATTCAAAATGACTAGGGTAAAAACAAAAGATGCAAAACTAGATTATGTGATGATTAAGTTTAATGAGCATCAAAAACCAATTAGAGATGAAATTAAAAAAATGGCTGTAAAAGAACATAGAAGCATACAAGGTCAATGTATCTTTCTTATGGAATTAGGTATAAAATATTATAAAAAAATGATGGAGGAAAAATGAAACAAGAGACTAAGGAATTATATTATAAAATTGAAAAAGTTCATAATGATTTAAGTGGCATTGATTTATTGCTATCAGGGCATGATAGAGATACAAAAGTTAATAATGTAATTAGTAAAATATTAATAGATATAAATACCCTTTTTGAAGAAATTAGAAAACTTAAATAAGGAGAAATAAAATGAATCATATAGTATTTGATATAATATATGTCGTTCAATCAATAATAAATATAGCATTAATGGTAATAGCTATAAAAGCAATCAAACTATATATAAAATATAAATAAGGAGAAATAAAATGAAAGCTCTTAAATGGGAAGATTGTCAACCAAAAGGAATAGTAATAACAATTAAATGCCGTAATTCAAGCAGCGTTAGGAAATTTAATAGTTTTACTACATCTGAGAAACTGAAAAATGTCTTTCAGAATAAATAGGTTTACACCTGCTTGGAGTAAGGCAAAATGGGTAAGTGAGGTTAGTAAGCACTATCCTCACTCACCTATTACTAAATTTAAGCAGATGAAAATAAAACAATTAATTGCCATATGGCATAATATTAAAAACTAAAGGAGAAAATATGTTAAATAAGAAAGAAAAAGAGTTATACCAGTTATCAAAAAAAGAATTAATAGATACAATAATGGTTTATAGAAGGGAATTATCTTTAATAGGCGAAGAAAATATAAAATTGAGTCAAGCTAATATAGCAGCTCAAGAAGAAATAGACAAAATGCCTAAAAGTGATAAGTATTATAGAAAAGATAAAAAAATAGATATGATAGAATATACTAAAGGAATTCTAGATATTGCAAAAAAAGAAGGAGAAGAAAATGCATAAAGTTAAAGAGAATGAAAAGGCAGATTTTTGCTTAGAATATAATGGTATAGCAGCTTGCAATCATAGATATGCGAGTAAAGAAGAGCAGAAATATAAAGATAATGGCTATAATCAAAAGCCTATAAGAGATGACAACCCCCTTACTACTAAATTTTATAAAGGACAGGATGGTTGTTGTATTTTACAAAAAAAACTAGGCTATGATAGATATGAAACTACTGTTTATCTAAGCCCAAATGGAAAACATTTGCAAATACTACATTGTTACGATACTGCACATCCTTATCCAATATATCATACAACTAAGTTATCTATATCAGACTTTAAAAAGATAAATAAAGCTCTGAATAAAAACTTAAAAATAAAAAAGGAGAAGCAAAATGGAACTGTATAGTAATTGTTGTGATGCAAGACCAACTACTGAAGTGTTTTATGAAAAAAATAAAACTTTAGGATACTGTAACGAATGTAAAAGAGGAGCAGTATTCTATGAAGGAGAAGAAGATAATGAAAAGTCAACATCAAATGAGTGAAATAGAACAAAATGCTTTTGAAGAACATTGCAGAGCTAGTGAAACATACAAAACAATCCGTGTAGATACTACAACAACTGTTAATTTTAATGGAGACTTAGCAGATGAGTTTTCTGGAGAAGATGTAGTAGATACTAAATGGATTAAAGTAAAAGGTTACGATAATGGTAATTCTTCTAAAGATGAATGTTATGGCTGTGCAACTCAAAGACATAGCTGTGAACATGATGGGCAAGACGATAGCGAAGATTTGCCTGAATGGTGGGAGGAAGTATGAAAGTAATAAGAGTAGTATATAGTATCGAAATACCTCATGAAAATCTAGATAAAATAGTTAAAAAAACTAGATTAAGTAGGAGAGTTGTAACAGATGATATAAAACAAATGGCTGAGGTAGCTGGTAGACACAGAGTCTATGAGTTCACTCAATCATTAAGTCAAATAAATAAAGGAGAATAATATGTCAAAAAAAGCAAACTTTATTTGCTATGAAAGTCAAATTCAAAGCAAAAGAAGAAGAAAAAAGTATAAAATGCCTTATAGATTAGTGTATACCGCAATACATAAGATATTTTATGCAGGAGTGTCAATTGCATTATTAGTATGGTTATTTAAATTAATATAAAAAGGAGATACAAATGAGACGTTCAAAAATAAACATAGAAACAGCAACATTAGAAGAACTCGAAAATGAATGTGCTGAGCTTGTAGGAACACAATTCGGACATAATATGATTGGAATAATATGTCGTGTTGTTGAAGATAGATTTGGCGAAGATGATGCTAATAGATTGTTTGAAGAATATCAAATATAAAAAATAAAGGAGAATAACATGAATCCATACGCAGAAATAAGAAAAGTACCTCTTGATTATCAAGGGGTACAATCTAGTGCATACTCTGTTCAAACATACGATTTAAATAAAAAGACTGATATGTTAGAATGGAAAGAAGTAGGAACAGTAGGTAGTAATTACTTATTAGTTCCAAACAATGAAGTAAAAGAAATGGCAGAAGAAATATCGTTCCAATCAGACTCAATATTCCACGAAGATAAAACATATTTTGACGGTAAAAGATATGTTACTAGCTATATAGCAAAAGATAATAGCGTAGGCGAAGTAGAAGTCGGAGATAATATAGCATTAGGTTTCCAAATGTGGAATAGTTATGATGGAAGCACATCATTAGGGTTTAGAATGATGTTATATAGATTAATTTGCACAAATGGCATGATGAGCAAAGTAAATCTGTCTAAGTATCGTTTTAGACACAGCATAGGTAGTGATGATTGGAAAAATGAAATAGAAAGTGTAGCTCATTCATTAAAAGCAGCAGCTAGAGGAGACAATAACTCAGTTCATACTATGATAAATAGATTCAAATCATTAAATGAGTCTGTTGTAGATATGTCTTCTTTAGAAAAAATAAGAAAAGAATATATTAATGACATTCCTACTCAATTATGGGGAAGTGTTATGGATAGATTCTTAGATAAAGAAAATCGTACAGGTTGGGATTTCTTAAATGCATCGACAGACGAGTTGTGGCATAAAAAGAAACCAACAATTGCATCCTTTAATCATAATGCTACTATAGTAGATGGCTTATGTAATTGGATAGCAGCATAAAATTAGAAAAGTATGTAACTAGTTTAGTGGCAGTCCTGAGAAGTTACACTAAGTTTATTCCAGGAACTCTTGGGGGTACCCATAAAAGATTTCATCCAAGAGCACTACCATTAAACGAAAAAAAAGCTTTTCTATAAATTAGGTTATAAATGTTATTATCAGAGCTTAGGAGAAACTCATCTGGATGAGACTAAGCCTCATTATAGCTACCTAAACATATTAAGAGAGCCAATAACTGGTCCTATAAGTCCTAGCGAGAAAAGACTCTTATGAGACGACTTGTAAGCTAGGCAAAGGAATATGTGAGGCTCTCTTAATAAACTAAAAATAAAGGAGATAGTAATGAGTAAAGAAAAAGTAGTAATAGATGTATGGAATACTGAAGATGGATATCAAATATATAGAGTATATCGAGCCTACAAGCCAATTGGAGTTTTCGAGCCACCCAACAATACTTATGATGGTGGATTTTTTAGATATGATATTGACGAAAAATACTTTAAAGATTGGGATGTTGTAGAAGATTACAGAGTAGAATAATTGTAGGAATAAATAAATATACTTTCGTATATTTACTAGTCGTTATAACAGTTAAATAAAGAGGTAGAAAATGGCACTGAAAAAAGTGAAGACAAAACCAGTGTCGATAAATCCAGGCATTATGTTGTTATACGGACCACCCAAGGTCGGAAAAACAACTATGTTAAGTAAACTTGACAATTGCTTAATTATCGATACAGAAAGTGGAAGTAGCATGATTGAAGGCTATATTCACAAAGTAAAAAACAGAGCAGAACTTATTAACCTTGTTAAAGAGGCAAAAGAAGGACATGATTACAAATACTTTGCTATAGATACTATAGATAAAGTAGTAGACTGGGCTGAAAAAGCTGTATGTCAAGAGTATGAAGTAGCTTCTATTGCCGATTTATCATTTGGTAAAGGTTATGCATTAGTAAGGGAAAAAGTGATGAATACAATCCATAATTTAAAAGATTGTGTTGACCACTTAATAGTAATAGGACATAGAAAAGTAGCAAGAGCAATCGTAGACGGAAAAGCGATAGTTGAGCCTGAAAGTTTAGATATTACAGGTAAACTAAAAAATATGATTATGTCAGATTGTGATGCTATAGGATATGTTCATAGAGAAGAAGACAAGTTAATGGTCTCATTTAAAGCAAATGAAGCTGTAGAAGCTGGCAGTAGATGCGAGCATCTAAAAGGCGAAATAATTGAATTTGAATGGGATAAAATATATAAAAAGGAGAAAAATAATGGCACTGTACAAACCAACAAAAAGTGAAAATCCAGGAGTTAATTTCTATGGTATTTGCGATATAGCAATTCTAGGATTTGAAGATAAAAGCGACCAATTTGATTGGGCTGATATCTATTTAGATGTTACTATAAAGCAAAGAGGTAGTGATTACACTAAGTCTATAAGAATCAATGGTTCTTTTGATAAAGGACCTGATGGCTCCATAAGCGGAGGTTCTGTAATAAATCGACTATACCACTTCTTTGATGTGCTAGGCGTAAAGGCAGGAATCAATGCAAAAGGCGGTTGGGAAACCGAAGATGGACAACCCATCGATGATATAGCAGGTTACTTAACGGATAATCACGGAATAGGGCTTGAAACAGAGCCTAAAGATTTTCCATATTTGGCATATGTTTATAAAGAAAAACCTAAACAGCCAGGTGGGAAAGTCTTTACACGAGTCCATCATAAAATCAACAACAACACTCCTGAGGGAAAAAAGAAGTTGACTGATGATATGAATTGGATGAGAAGCAAGGGCTATTTAAAAGAAGCTCCTGCAAAAGAAGGATGGAAAGATGTATCTGTAGAAGAAATGGACCAAATTTTTGGCGCAGATGCAATGAGTAATATGTAATGGATTACATAGAAATAGCACAAGGGAGTCCGAGAAATCGTGGCTCCCTTATCCTTAAAAAAGATTTACTAAAGTATATAAACCCTGAAGAACCATTATTCAGAAGCATTTATACATATGATAAAGCAGCGTACGATTACGCACACAATAATGGCGGTCTTAAGAATTACTTTGGTAAAAGAGCTATTGACAATATTATAATAGATATTGACAAAGGAGCGTCCTCAAATGAACACACTAGGCAAAAAGCTATTGGAATGGTGGTTAGACTTGAAGAGTTCGATGTCTCGCATAAATCCATACAATGTTATTTTTCGGGCAGTGGCTACCATATTAGCATCCCTAACAGTTGCTTTAATTTTGCTAGCTCTGATAATGTTCATTACATTGTTAAGAACACTATAGCAAAAATATTTCCTGAAGCAGATAGCAGTATATTTATGCGAACAGGAATATATAGAGTAGCTCACACTATTAATCTTAAAACTAATTTATATAAAATACCTATCACAGTTAAAGAATTATTTGACTTAGATTTGGATTTATTAGAATTAGCTAAGAAAAATAGACTAGGATTTCCATACCAAGAAAGAGTAGGTAATGGAGAATTAGAGCAATATGTGGTAAAAGAAGCTCCTAGAATACAACAAGCTAAAAAAGTAGCAGAGCCACTAGATGTAGTACCCTGTGTACAAAGAATGCTAAATATAGGTCCTCAAGAGGGTAATAGGAACCAAACATTAATGAGAATAGCATCGCATTGTTCAAGACATGGTATTCCATCTGAGTATGCAAAAGCTATAGCTTTGCATTGGAATAACAATAGCTTAGATAAAAACGAAGTTATAGAAAAGGTAGAATATACATATAACAGAGGTTATAGGTATGGATGCCAAGATTCTATAATGCATGAACATTGTCAAACTAGATGTATTTACTTCAAAAGAAAAGATTATCTTATTGATGTAAAGAATGCGGAAGATTTGCAAGCTGATTTAACTAATAGATTAACAACTGATTTTAGTGGAAGAACTATTGATGTTGGTAAAGCTCTTGGAATAAATGCAGATTGTGAAATATATCCAGGCGAATTGGTTACTGTATTTGGACCAACTGGCTCAGGTAAAACAACTTTTGCACAGAATCTAGTATTGGGAGTTGATTTCCATAAAGATGTAATAAATGTAGACACTCAGATTCCATGTCTATATTTATCTTTAGAGTTATCAGCATGGTATATGCATAGAAGAAACATGCAAATAGTAAGTGGTTTAGATAAGGACCAAGTAACGAATAATTATGAGGAGGTTTATAATTTACATAAGGATAAATTGAATCATATGGTTATTCAGACTATAGCTCCTAATTTAGACCAAATACAGCAGAAGATTAGAGAACTTCAACCAGCCGTTGTAGTTATCGACTATATCGATTTAATAAGCACAAATGGACGGTATATGGGTGAATATGAGCAAATTAAACAAGTTTCTCATTATTTATCTAATCTAGCAGTAAACATGGACATAATAATAATACAGATAAGCCAGGTGAGTAGAAATTACAGCCGAGAAGAGAAATTGGACCTCTATGCTGGTAAAGGTAGTGGTGCAATAGAAAATGCAAGTCGTAAAGTAATTGGCTTAAATGGACAAGCGAGTAGCGATACAAAAGAAGTTAGTATGCTTAAAAATACTGATGGAGAATTGTTTGATACCGAGCTTGTTTGGCAGCCTTCATTCAGATTAAGGAGAACATAATGTTGAAAAAAGGATTACTATACTGGTTTTTCATAGACAAACAAATGACCTATATACGATTGTTTAACTTTTTAGGATTAGGTTTTCAAAAAGTAAACGATAATATATTAAATGGATATATTCTATTAATAGGAATATGGAAATTTGAAATAGGTATTCACTTAGGAAAAAGAAGAGGTGCATATGTCGAGAGAATCGAAAACGAAGCGGGTGTTGAGGCATCTGCTTAGTGGACTAAAGCTAACTCCAATGGAAGCCTATCGAAGCTACCATACAATGAGATTAGGCGCAATAATACATACATTAAGAAATGGATATAAAGGTAAGACTTATAATATAGTTAACCTAAATCCAAATGGTAAATATGCGGAATACCAAATCGAAAAAGACTAGGAGGAAGCAACAAGTGAATTGGGAGGAGCTTTACATGAGGAAGCTCCTTCCGATTCACAAAAATCATTCTAAAAAGATATTTCACAGAATGATGAAGAAATCTTCGACACTAAAATCTTCTTTAAAAAGGAGGAGCAAAGAATATGAAGTCGAATTTAAAGTATCGCTTACAGAACTTAGAAACTTACTTTATAAATCTTATGGGACAAAATGCTTATATTGCGATGAGACTTTGGTGGTCAGCAATATGGCTTGTGACCATATCATTCCTCTTTCTATGGGTGGTGGCTCGATTATTGATAACCTACACATAGTTTGTGGAAGATGTAATACAAGAAAAGGCCCTTTAACAGACAAGGATTATAGAGAATTGTTAAAAAGTCTTGCTAAATTACCAGAAGATGTGGTAAAGTATGTTTTAAGAAAGTTAGCAAAATCAGAAGTTTTTTGAAAATTAGGGCAGAGTCGCACAGTCACAACTCCTCGTGACAACCTACACTCTTTCAATTACTCTGCCCGAAGATTTGGGAAGTAGCTAAACTAGCATAGTAAAGTTAAATAATAATATTATAATTTAAATTGAATGTATGTTAGTGAAGAATATCTCGTCGAAAAGATGCTTCCCATTAAATTAGCAAGTACACAGGCTTAACCTACCTGATAAGTTAGGAACCTTAGTGCGTGAGCCATAGGGGGTTTGTATCGAGGGTTCATAGCCCTTCCTTAACCTTTAAAACCTAACTTTTGTACTTGCTATGTATATGTATTTAATAGTATATTTATAGTCCTTATGATAGAAATAAAGCAATGTTTTTCATGTGGACAGCAAGTATATGCGCAAGACTGTCATTATCAGTGTACTCAATGTGGGTACGCTGAGAATTGACATGATATATCTGGGAGGTACTCTCAGAAAGGTAAGAAAAATGTCGTTAAAAAGTCTAAAAGAAAAGGCAAAGAAAGCAGAAGACCGATTAAGATTGTATCTTCTGAAAAATTACAAAAAGTCTGATTTCGTCAATCAAGACAAGGTAGATAAATTAATAAGGAAATATAGTGAAACAATTAGTAAGCGAGGGCTTCTTAAATAAAAACACTAACGCTATGAGGCCTGATAAATTAACAGGTAAATGGCGAGGTAAAGAAACAAAAGCTGGTCGTTTTGGAACTATCAAACCATTATGGTCAAATACAATAGAAGTATCAGGAATTAAGCATGAGCTTGAAGTTTGGACATTTGATAATAAATGGGGCAAACAAATACTATTTTATAAACTATATAAGGTAAAAGATGAAAAAAGTCTCGAAGAAACCATGTAAGCTAACATTAGAAGAAGAGTATAGATACGAGCATTTAGCAAGGATTAAAGCTCAGAACTACATAGAAGAGATATGGGAATACTGCTGTGAGCTCCAAAAAGAGGTCTCTAGGCTACAATCTATTATCAATAGGGGTGAGCATAAGGTAGAGAAAAAGATGCCTGCAAATCGCAAATTAGAGCTTGATATTAAATTAGATAAAATGTATAGAGAAAGAAAGAAGTCAGTTGATAATATGGATAAAATAATAAAAAGGGTATTTAAATGAAGATAATAATAATTGCATTAATAGGTATTAGTCTAAGTGCTGTAACAAAGTTTAATGTTACAAATAATGATACTACTAAAGTCAATACTTTTTATAAAAATGGACAGTTAAAAAGTAAGGGTTTAAAGATAAATAAATTTAAATGTGGCTATTGGTATTATTATAATGAAAATGGAAAAATACTAAAAGTCGAAAAATACAAACAAGGTCGCTTAGTTAAAGATATGGAAATAGGAAATATCGATGAGTAATAAAAGCGAATTAAGAATTCTTTGGGGATTAGTCAGAAGAATTAATAACACTATATATGGATATAGAAAACCAACAGGGAGGCCTCGTGGCAAAAACAAAAAAAATGAGTCAAAATCCAAGAAAGGTAATGCAAGACCAAATAAATGAAATTGGTGGAGCAACATCTTCAATAATAAGAGAAATACAAAATATTAATCAGCATTTAATAGGAATGGAAACATTAATATTGAATTACGCAGAGTTTCGTGGAAATAAAGAAGAGTTTATAAAATTTATCGAAGAAAAGATAGAGGACGGTAAAAAGGAAAAAAAAGATAGTGCCGAACCTAAGGCAAAAAATCAATCTAAATAGTCAGCAATAGTAAGTCCTCCTAATATAAGTGCACCTAAAGCACCTCCTCTTTTAGCAAAACTTTTAGCTACAGGAGCTATAGTGTTCCATTTATAGCTATTAGATAAGCTTTTTCTAGCAATATTAAAATTTCGTTGATAATTATTAGTGTATCTAGAAAAAACTTTATTCTGAGATTCATCAAAAACAGGAGACATTCCCCCAGTTTTAAATTTCTTAGCTTTTTCTATTTTCTTATTCATAAATTCTTCAGGAGTTAATCCTTTTTTATTAGGTCCTCTTACATATTCTTCAGAGACAGTTTCTGCAACTTTTGGAGGTTCTATAACTTTTTTAGCTGCATCAACTATAGTAATTTCTTTAGGAGCACTAAAGTTTATAACTGGAAATTTACCTCTATATCCAGGAACATCTCTCATATCACTGGTAGCTATAGCTATTTTATCTATTTTACGACTATCCCACATTCCTACTGCGTTATATCCACCCCAATCGTAATTAGGTCTAATGCTTGGAGGTGTATTAAATCGAATCTTAAAATGTGTTTTTCCATTTTTCGTATAAGATGTCATTTCTGGTTTTATTTCTGGAAATTCAGATTGTAACATTTCAAATAACATATTAGGGTTTTTACCATTTTCCTTTAAAACCTGCATTATATTATAAAACTTTTTGTCAAATTGAGCTCCTCTTATAGTATCTGCCCATGGTACATTTTTATATTCAAGAAATCGAAGAGGTGCAAATGTTTTAAAATCTCTGCCAATACCAGGCCATTGATTAGCTATATAGCCAGCATTACCTTCTCCTCCCATTATTCTTATAAAATCCTTATGATAAGCTCTTTTAACAAATTGAGAGCCGTATTCAGTTATAGCCCCTTTTCTTTTAGTTCCAAATAACCAATTATTAGAATAATCATTTACTAGTTTATGATGAACTTGTTTTTCAAGATTTCTAATTTTTTGTTGAGCAAACTGAGGTTTAATAACATCATTTTCTATATAATCTTGAATTATCATATTTATTTGATTTTGTGCATTATTATATAAATTATAAGCATTCCTACTTATACCTGTTTGACTTTGAGTTACAGAATGAATAGGAGAAAAGAAACTTTTACCTAATCTTCCAGTAGCTCTAGACCATTCTTTTGCAAAATTGGTTACTTTCCTTACAGGTAAACCCGTAACTTTATCTAATGTACCTTTTGTATAATGTCCTTTTAGAAAGTTGTCAGAATATTGTGCATATTTATTTAATAAACCACCTTGACCTGATAATTGACTATAAGAATAAGCTCCAAGACCTGTGGCTGCAGCTCCTCCAGCTAAAGCTTTTAATTTATTAAGTTGTTCTTCAGTTAAAGCCATTACTCAATATTCTCCAATCTAAATTTTCTTTCAGCTCCATGAGGACTCCAAGGATACCAAGCTCCTTCACCTGTTCTCATTTTTTTAGATTCTCTAGATAGTCTTTGTAGAGGAATACCTGTCCATTTATCAACTAAGCTTAAAGGATTATCAATTAAACTATTAGGTACAAATGGAGAAAAATCTTTTCCTATTCTTCCAAATGGGAACATAGTATATGCATGATAATGTGCAAATCGTTCCCAATCTCCAGTATATAAAGCTTTAGTAATAGCTAAAGGATGTCTTAATACAGGAGGAGATACTAATTTTAAAGGAGCTATAGCAGTAGGATATTCACCAAAGAAAGCCCTATCTCTTTCACTTTCATTACCAAACAACCAATCTGCTGTATCTTGATACCAAGCATAAGGAGCTGGCATAGAGGTATCGAATATAGAATAAGCGAATGCATTACCTAATGCAAACACTAACATATCAGCTTGTAATGTTCTTTTGAATCTTTCAAATGCTGGGGTACCTTCTGCTATACCGTATAATTTAGCTTCTCTAGCAACATCATTTCTAAATCTAACAGCATTCCATTGCCATAATTGGAAACGAGTCATTACTCTTCCTAAAGCTGACCTAGAGAAAGCAGGTCTATAAGGAGCATTATATAAGAACTGAGTTGCCTTAACCCCTTTTTTAGCTATTTCAACTAAAAATGGATGTTTAATATCAAGAGCTCCATCAAACATTTCATATGCCCTTACTAAATGAGCCATATATGCATCTCTTCTTAAAATTCTTTCTGGCTTAGACATAAACCAAGAAGCTGCATCCATAAGAGGTTTTGTTACTTTATGCTTTTTAATTAATTCTTTAAAAGTTACTTCATCTAGCTTTCCAGATTTATCCATTTTCTTACCAACATCTCTAGAAAAATCTTTTAAGTTTGCTTTTCTTACTTTAGGGTCTATACCAAATTGGTATGTTAAAAACTCAGGAATAACTCCTTGAGAAGTTACTAAAGCATCGACATCTTCCATTGTTTTTAAACTAGGGTCTATTTTATTTAAGTATTTTAAGCTTCTTCCTTTTTTAAAATACTCTAGTCCTGCACTCTGTATTGTGTGCATACTACCACCAAATATATTACCAACTCCTGATTTGGGATGAGCAAGTAAAGATGCTAGTTCGAATTTAGCTTCTAAAGTTGACCACTTATTAAGTGTAGCATAGTCCATTTTTTCCATTAATTTATCAAGATGAGGATATTCAGATTTTTTCTCACCTAAAATAACTTTTTTAGCATGCTCCATCTTTTTCTTAACTCTATTATCTGCCCACCAATAATATGGAGTACCCTTTATTTTCATAGCAGGGTCACTAAAAATCTTTTCAGGTATAATACTAGGATTACCCATAGCATCTGAAGTGTATAATTTTAAATAATTTACCCAATGGTCTAATAAACTAGTTTTTATTTTCTTACCATCAGCATCTCTAAAATAACCTGTTTTTTCTAAATCCCAATTATGACCTATCTTCCTATCAGACATTCTTTGTTTAAATGCTTCAATAGTATGGCGAGAAAATATTTGATTCATTTGATTAAAATATGTATTCCCTATATTTCTTAAATAAGTTTCATATGAGTTTCTACCTATATCCCATCCAGGAAGATGCGTATTACGAGAGTTCATACTCCCCATTTTCTGATTACTATTCCACCAACTAAAGTTTTCTTCTTTTGCATTTTTAGATAACAGTATTTGCTCAGCAGCTCTATCATATGCATCATAAAGTTCTCCATTAGGGTCAACCCAATCTCCTGTAAGATTATGAGTTCTCATCATAATTTTCTTTGCTTCTAAATCTTTCTTTTCAGGAGACATAGAACTATCTTCATTAATTCTTTTTAAAGCGTTATTTAGATTTTCTTTTGCTGCTTTTATGCTTCCAAATATATGAGGGTAGTAAGTATCATAATCTAATTTATTAGTCTTTGAAAGCTTTGTTTTCATTAATTTTTTACGCATATTTTCAGTAGGCGCTAAATCAAGCATCATAGACCTAGCTATCTGTCTTAGTCCATCAATCCCAATATTAGTTGGTAATTTTTGTCCTGTTTGATATAAGTTTTCTATATCATCTATGAATTTTCTCCAATTTAACTTAGGCTCATTAGGGTCTTTATTAAAAAAACTTCCTGTTCTATAAGGGTCTAAAGCTATAGGGTCACCTGTTATTATTTCATGAGCTCTTTTATTCATAGCACTATATGTTTTTTTGATATTTTTAACAACCTCATATCCTGTAAGCTTTTCTTTTTTACCATCAGGATGAACCATATTGTAAGTTTTTTCTAATATTCTCTTAGCTTCACCTGTAGGTTTAGCTGTTTTATAATCTTTAGAATCTCCTTGAATTTCTTTTAAATAACTATCTGCATATCCTTTAGCATCATTTCGACGCTCAGGCATACCTTTCTCTCTACCACCATTAGCTTCGGGATGAGATTTACCATATAGTATTCTTTTAATATTACCTAATTCCATTTCAGATACAGCAATCCTTCTTAATTGTCTGCCTTCAGGCATTGCGTCTACATAAAAACTAAGAGTTGTATTTAACTCATTTTCTAAACTTTCTCCTAAATCTACAGCCATATCTCGCAGTTTACCATTCCAATCCATTAAACCTTCCAGAACCCAAGATGGTTTCCTTATCCAACCTTGTACCCATTTACCATCTGCTGTTTTAAAAGCTCCTTTAGACTTGATAAATTCAATGTCATATTTCATCATAGATTGTGTTACTTTTTCAGGAAATAACATCCAGAATCTTTGTCTCATATCTGGAGAAGCTTCTTTAAATAATCTTTGAGCAAAAGTTCCATGTCTATGGCTTGCAAAAACCTCATTCATTATTTTATAATCTTGGAAATTCATTGCATTTAAATCTTTATTAAACATTCCTCTAGTTATATCATTTAATTTTAAAGTTTTACCATTCTCATAATACTTTAAATGCTCAGCTAAACTATCGATAACTTTTTGCTGTTTTGGATTTAATTTGCCTGTTCTAAGACCTATATAACCACTTAAATCTTCTTCATATTTCTCAACCTTTACTTCAGGCGATTTCTTTTCAAATAACTTAACAGGGCCATCCTGATTGTCAACTTTAACTTCTATATCTTCTAGCTTTTCAGATAATTCTAAAGCTCTTTTTAATTCTGTTTTGTTTTCTTGGAATGTTTTAGCTGATATATCCATATAGTCTTTAATGAATTTATCAATATTTCTAACACTAACAGATTTTGAATTCCATCCAACTTGAGTTAAACTTGTTCGAGCTCCCTTTTTAATAAATTCTGCTTTAATTTCAGGATTGTCTAAATCTACCGCACCTTTTTGAGCCATTTCATTTCTGTTATAAGTTCCTAACATTAAATAGTCATATAAATCTTTTTCTACAGGAGATAAAGTTTCTTTGTAAGCTCTAATCTTTTTATCAATTTGAACTTGGTCTAATTCAGCACTAATATCTTTTGTACGTTTTTCTTTTGCTTCTAAAAAAGCTCTTTCTTTATCAGTTATTTCCTTATCCTTTTTCTTTATCGAATCATAATACGCACGTTCTTTTTCAGTCATATTCTTTCGTATTTCATAGAAACTAGTTGTATCATTCCTATCCTTTTTCATTTGAGAATGACTTCTTTTTGTAATTTCAACTTCATCAAAGATTTCCCGTATTCTTTTAGGGGTTAAACTTTCTTTATTTTTGCTATACAATTCTACAATTCTTTTTAAAGTAACCATATCGTGAATATCATTTACCATATAATCTTGAGCTTTATGATAAACATCGTCTAATACTCTAGATTTTTCTACATCTGTTAAATTTCTTATGTTATTTACAAATTCTTGAGGACTTTCATTTTCATGTCGTCTATACTTTAGTCTATTAGGTTTACCGTCTTTATTTACAAACAAGCTTTCAAATCTAGATATATTACTATCTAAAGCAAGAGCTTCTCTATAAACAGGGTCATGAAGATTGTTTTCTAATACTTTTAAAACATACTGACTTTCAGGTATAGTAAAGCTTGACCTACCCATTATTCCTGCTAAAAACTTATTTTCTTTAGCCATTACATTCATTTCTTTATATAAGTCTATTACTTTCTCTTTACTAATTTTATTAAAAATATCATCAGTCCATTTTGGAGCTTCTGATAATAATTTTCCTTGTTGAGCTGATATATTAGTAAGTAATTCAGGGTCCATTTTTTCTAAGAAATCTAATCTATCTCTTATTTCTTTTTCATTCCATACTCTACCTTGCTCATAATTTTTACCAAATAAAGCTTGGTTCATATCCATAACACTTTTTAATAATCCATTTTTTAGTTTATAAATATGAGCCACTTTATCAGATTGAACTTTATTAAAATGATTATAGAACGAATCCATATCTTTTATGTCTAAAGCTTTAAAATGTTTTTTATCCTTAGGTTTTCTTCTTACAGAATTAATACTAAAATACGAATCATGTAATTCTTTAAAGTAAAAGTCATATGACCTAGTACCTCCTGTATCCATAGGGTCTGCTGTAAAGGCTGTCATAGATGCTGATAATCTTCTTGAGTAATCATTCCATTCTTTTTCTGTTCTAGCTTTAACTTCTACTATATAATCAACAGGTTCTTTATTTTTTCCTTCTTCTACAATAAATTCAATTTTGTCAATACCGTTCTTTTTATTTGCAATTAAATCATGGGCATTTTTCATAGTTTGAGTCATAGATACGACTCCTCCCATTAACTGCCTACTATTCACAACATTCTCTGACACATCTAATCGAACACTAGGAGAATACATAGCTATTTTAGATGTTTTAGCAAGCCTAACATTAGCATCTGCTTCCTTAGTTAGGAGTTTTTCCATAGTCATATCTTCAGGATATTTGCCATCAGGTCTATTAGCAAAGCCAACTTTAGGGTCAGGAATAAATTTAACATACTGTTTTTTCTTACTATCACTTAATTTATTATACTTATCAACTGATAAATAATCATAACCAGGTTCGCCTTTTTTAGTTTTAAATGTAGGGTCTTTAGATACATAAGCAACATACTCTTCTTTGTTAGCTTCAAATGCATCCTTCCATTCTTTTTTCATTCCAGCACCTTGATTTCTAGCATCTTTACCACCAAAGTATACAAATGCTTCATCTCCATCAAGGTCAGCTCCACCTAACGCTCTCATAGCTCTAGGATGAATTAATACCCCATGCCCATTTATACCTGTAAAACCTCTAAATTTTAATGCATGGGCTCCAGATATAGAATCCATAGGAACTCTAACAACCATAGCTCTAAATATTTCTTCTACTTCAGATTCTCTTCCTTTAAATTGTTTTTTTGCAATAGGGTCTTGAACAGCATCCCACAATTCTCCTAACGTAGTGTTTTTCCATTTACCGCCCAAATGAGTTTTTAAAGGCATATGCCTATAATCATTATCTAAAAAGAAAATATCATCTCTTTTATTTAATAGCTTTAAAAAAGGATTTGTATTTCCTAAGTCCATTTTTAATGCTTTATCATAAGGTCTCATTCTAGCAGCTGCAGAATTCCCTATTTTAGGGCTAGCTACTTTTTTCATAACATAATTTTTCATTACATTTAATCTGTAATTCCTAATCCATTTATGAGCATATATACTTGCAGCTTTTAAATCCTTACCTTTTGCAACTTTATGAGCTCTTTGCAACATTCTGTTTGTAACAGAGTTAAAGTCATCTATTTCTTGGAGATATTCATTTAATCTACTTTCTTTAATTCCATTTTCCCTTGCATCTTCAATAGCTATCTCTTTGTTTAGCTTTAATAACTTTTCATAAGCTGCATCAGCAAATTTAGTTCCTTCATTACTATTTATAGCTTCCAATAAATTTGGTACACCTACTTGCTCTAAATTCTTTATTATTCTATTTAACTTAGCTGGAGTAGGGTCTTTTAAATAACTAGCTAATTCAAAATTAAAATCAGCATTACCTTCATAAGATTTAGATATTGTCTCACTAAATACATCTTTAATAATATCTTTGTGTACAGGAGCAAAAGCAACCTTACTGTTTAAGTTAGAAAACCACTGTTTAGGAATACTTTGAGGAACTTCATACATTTCTGCACTTTGTTTTACAGAATAACTATATTTTATATGAGAGGGGTCAAGAGTATATGTAGGCGCATCAATCTTTAATTCTCCTTTAGGAGTAATTGTATAAGTACCAACTTCCCTAGTACCTCTTTGTTTAGCAGATGAATTATGAATAAGATAGTGCATATTAGCTTTTTCCATTAAACTACTAAGTTCAGGACTTGCTTTATGGAACATAAATTTACCTAATAAAGCACCATGCTCTGCATCAGGACTAATAATAAAAGCTTTATTCTGACCTGATTTAGGGTTACCCGCATCTTCATTATTAAAGTTTATTACATCTCTTCTGCCAATAACAGACCCATCTGTACCTTCTACATATTGCTCAGCTAATAGATTAAATAACTTTTCTTTATGAGCAGGAGGTAAATCTACATCTTTTACTAAAGCATAGTTAAATCCTTCTTTACCTTCCATATACCCTTTGTCATTTTTGAATACTTTATCAGCTAAGGTCTTACTACCTGGCCAAGCTGGAGTAATAGGTATTTGCAATCGTTTATTATATTCTAAAGCATTGCCTATAAATTCACCTTTTTCAGTAGACTTCCACATTTTGTCGAAATTTGCCCTTGTAAGGCTGTATCCTTGCACACCCATATCATATAGTATATTTGACTTAATAGCGTCTTTAAACATCTTTTTTAGCGTTTTTTCGGGTATCTTAGGGAACTGCTTCCTAAACATTTTATAAGCAGCTTTATATTCAGGGGTAAATTCCATTTTACTTGCCCTAAAAAAGCTATTACCCTCTTTAGCATTTGTTTTAGGATGATACTTTAAAAAGAATAATTTATCTGCATCTCCACGACCTCCAAAAAGATACATTCCTATATCCTTGCTATTCATGCTTTTAATTATTGTCTCTAAAGCTTTTCTATATTCTTTGGGATTATTTTTTCTTACTTCAGACAAAGTATAATCTTTCCATTGTCCTGATAAATTCTTCATTGACATATGGTCAAGGTGTACAAAAGTACCCCATTTACTATCTATTTGACCACCGCTTTCTTTTAGATAAATATCTTCAAATACTTTTAAAGGCTCTATATTGTCTTTTACATTGCCTGCTTTAGTTATAGGTCTATCTAAATACATAGGTTGAAATACTATCTTTTCGTCTCTTCCTGTTTGAAATTCATCAGGCTTTATTTCAGGCTCGTATGTAATCCTCATATATCTTTGAGGAATACCTTTGTTAGTACGAGTAATTAATTGCTTTAATTCCCCTCTTGCTTCAGGACTAATAGAGACTTCTAAATCTTTCTGTAAACCTTCTGCTAATCTATCAATATCAGGAGTTTTTCCACTTTGAGGCTTAGATTCTTTTTGAATAGCATCATCAACTTTTTTAGCAATAACTAATTTTAAATCAGATTTAGTTTGAGGGTCTACATCTATATCGTATAAATCTTTTAAATGAGCATCGGTAAATCGCTCAGCAGGTTTTCCTACTCTTACAATAGTAGTCTTATCACCAGGGTCCATATCTGAATCTACATTTTTAGTTCCTTCTGATATAATAGCTTTATCATCAATATTTTTAGTGAGTTTATCTAAAGTGCTTTGGTTTCTAGCTATATCCTCAGTTAATCTTTCAGATTGTTTTTCATAAACAGCATAAAGAGCTTCATTCTTTTTTCCTGTTTCTTTTAAGAGAGTATCTTCTATATCCATCTCAGATTTAATCTTAGCAAGTCTACCTTTATCTTTTTGTAGCTTTAGATTTAAATCAGATATTTTCTTAACAAGTCTTTGCTCTGCAGGTTTAACTGGAGTTCCTTCAGGAGTAACCTCTAATCCTTCAAAAGGTTTTTCTCTTAAAGTTTCTCTTAATTTTTCCCATGATTCTTTAGTAACTCTTCCATATTTATCGGTATACCCTAATCTTTGAATTAAATCCATACCCATTTTTAATCTATCATCAACTTCTCCACCACCTAACACTTCTTCTTTAATTATTTTTCTAACTTCTTTTTGTTCTAGCTTATCAAGTTTAGTCCATTTTTCTCCCATTAACTCTGGGCTAGTAGTAATATCTAATTCTGCATTAGGTCCTTTTTTCTTATAATAATCTTTCATAAACTTTCGAGCACCTGCTTTATAATAAGGAGCCTCACCATAACCAAAGAATCCACCTAATAAATATTCGTATACTAATTCTGGAGTAGTAGCTCCTCTATGTTCTGCTTGTAATCCTGTATACAAAGAACCTGCTAATGCTCTTGTTAACTTAGTTGCTTTTTCATCTCCTAAATTAACATAGTTTCCTAAACTTCTAAACACAGCTCCAGCAGCAGCTCCATGAAATGTTGCATTTAATATCTCATTTATACCACCTTGCCATGCAGATATACCACTAGCTACACCAAGGTCAAAAGCACCTTCTAATGTATGCGATACTTTCTTTCCTGTTAAAAATTTACCAACAGTGCTAACAGCACCAGCTTTACCTTCTGCTGCAGTTTTCATTGCAGGTCCAGCAATATCAACAGCTTTTTTTCTTATCTTTTCAGCTGCCCACATTGGAGCAGATTTAACGCTAGCTAATTTTTGAGCCCATCCAGATAATGCTTTTACCTTAGTTAAAGGTTTAGCTACCATACCAGGAGCAAAACCAACTAAATGACCTATACTTCTAGCTATTGCTTCGTATTCATTATCAGGTGCTTTACCTACATTAAATGTAGTAAATCCTGAAAATACTCCTTGACCAAATTGCTTAATAGCTTCACCAAAGGTAAATTCTCCTGTATACATTGGAATATTATGATGATATGCGTGTCTTTGTACTTCTTCTAATTCTTCTGGCGAGAATATAGTAGGCATCTCTCCATATCTATGGATTAAATTTTGCGTTTGTTGAGCATCAAATATTGGTTGAAACTGAGGTTCTGAATCTATTTGTTGTCCTAACGCATGCGATATTTGATAAGGACTTTCTGACATTTTTAATTATTTATTACCAAGATGCTTCATTGCTTGGAGTTATATCCCAATTAGTTCCCCAATCATTTTCTTCTCCACCCATTATAGGTTGCTCAGTAGTATATGCTTGATTAATTGGATTAATTTGACCTCCTGTTAAAGGGTTAAAATAATCTATAAAACCCAATAAACCTTCAGGTAGACTAGGACCAAATTCACCTGTAAGTGCTAAATTAGCCGCTTGATTTCCTAATTCTGCTTTTATTACACCCATCGGAACTTTAGATGCTACATATTGAGTTTTACTTGTAGGCCGTATACCTTTTCCAAGCCCTATAGGAACTACATTAGGGTTACTTCCACCACCTCCACCAAATAGAAACTCATTGCCTGCAGGATACCTTTTCCACATATTATATTTTAAACTAATATTTTGCCAATAAGGTCTTGCTTCAGTTATTTCATTTGTTATGTTATTAATCATATACACTCACATAATCACTTGGGCTATATTGTGGACTTGCATCAATATCTTCACCAGGCATTTGAACTTCTGCTTTAGGAGCAGAATCTCCACCCATAAAGTATTCAGCTAGAAAAGGAAGAGCAGCACTTACTAGTGTTCCTCTCCAACCAGGGATTTTAGGAGCTTTAAATTTAGGCACTGTTATTTTAGCAGAAGGTTTTTTATAGCTAGTTTTTATATTAGCTTCTTTTAATTGTTTTCTAGTTTGAGTAAGACTTTGTTCGCCAACTTTATCAGTAATAGAAGTTTGAAGGTTTCCTATCTTCATTTTCTTTGCATCTTTAATGCCTAAAGCATTAGCTTTTTTTACTAAATCTGATTTATAGTTTCTTGCTTTACTAAGAGTTAAATCTCCTTTTTCATAACCTATTAAATTATTTATAAGCCTACCTTTTAACTTAGGACTTGCATAACTTACTAAAGGAGCTGTTGCAAATGCTCCAGCAAGGCCATAATCTACTAGTTTTTGTTGTTGAGGAGAAAGCCCTACTTTTTCACCTAACATACCAGCAGCTAAAGTAGCTGCTCCAAATCCACCAATTCCTCTAGCGGCACCTTTCCATCCTTCAGGAACAAGTTTAGGCGCTAGTTTATAACCACCGTAACCTAAAGCACCTGTACCAGCAGCTGTCATAGCTAATCCCAAAGGGCCTGCATCTATTTGAATTTTAGGAGTTACTTCAGATATAATTTGATTCATTACTTCATCACCTGTACCTGCAGAAGCTTGTATAAAAGATTTAAACTGAGGGTCTTCTTTATATAACTGATGGAATGTCTCATTGGGTATGCCCTGATTTTTTAATGTAGCAATCTGACGTTTAAAACCTTCAATAGAATTTGTTTTATAAAAAGGAACTACTTGTGTTTTAAAGAAATTAATATCAACAGGAACATTTGCAGCTTTTGCTGCAGCATTATATTTATTCCAAAGTTGATTTTCATTTAAAAGCTGTTTATAACTTTGTCCATCAAACGCTGGTTTAAAAATAAGTTTTTGGTTACTAGCATCCCATGTTAGAGTAGGCTTAAATGCCATTAATTCGCTTTGTAACTCATTAAAAAAGCTATTAGCAAACTCAGTTGACCTTCTTTGCTTTAACTCCTGAGCTCGCCCTCTCCAATCTATATCTCCTAATGTAGGTACACCACCTATCGCCATAATATCTCCTGTTTAAAATTTTTCATTAAATTATGCAAATGTATCTGGGGTTAAATTTATAGGTCCAGTTGGTCCTTTAATAATTTTAGGATTAGGTATTGCTGGTGGACCTGTTGCCTCTTCAACAACACTTCTATCCCAATTTTTAACTCCTGATAAATCTTCTCCTGTATACTCATAGTCATCACCTAATCCATAACCTGGTCTTTCATAAAATCTTCTTTTCTGATAAGTACCTCCTTCTAATGTTGGTAAATAATCAGAAAGATATTCATATTCACGACTATTTATAAAATTAGATTTATCTTTTTTATATCTTTTGTTAAAAGCCTCATTACTTAAACCCCCTTCATCCTCAGGCTTAGCATCGTGAATTATTTTTAAATTTATCTTACCTTTATAACTTCCTGTAGCATCACCTTCCATTTTCCTAGGTTGTAACATATAAGTATTTTTATCACTATCAAAAACTACTTCCATACTACCTTCTTCTAAAGCTTTTGGAAGTCCAAAACCTTGTTCTGCTGCTGTATTTAAAAAGTCATCATATGAGTCAAATCGTATACCTTTTGTTTGATACCACTTTCTATTAAAACTTCTATTAAAATCAGTAAATGCTTTATCAGTAGCATCTAATCTAGGCATTCCTACAGTAAATCCTGTTTCTGCTTTAGGAGTATCAAATATTGCTCCAAATAAACCACCTGTTTGCGCAGCTTGATTCATCATATTAGTTTTATTGATTTCAGCTTCCATCATATTATTAGCTAAAACCTCAGATGGAGTCGTTCCAATTCCTTGCATTCTTAAAGCATCTTGAACTCCAAATGATTCGTCAGAAGATTGGTTTCCAAAACCAGTAAAGCCACCCATTCCAACATTAGCTTTATTAGCTTGTTCTATAGCTGCTTTTAATATAGGTGATTCAGTTGCCATTATTTACCCGCTAAAGCTTTTTCCATTAATCCATATCCTGTTTGCCCTAGATATTGCCAAGGCATTTGAGCTTTTTGCTGAGCCATTAACATATTTTGAGTTCTAGCTTGAGCTATAGCATTAGCTAAATTGCTAGATTGAGTCATTAATCCTGCACCTGTATCATAAGCTTTGCCTAATTGACCACTATACTGTCCTAATCCTCTAGCTACAGCATCAGAAAGAGCATTCATGTTTATATTGCCTTGAGAAGCATCTCCATAAGTTCCTGTTGATTGACTTACAGCTCTATCCATAACATCGCTCATAGCAGTTAATTCGTCTCCTCGTATAGCACTACGCATTTGTTGATGCATCGCACTATTAGGGTCCATATACCCTTTAGCTAAATCTTGCATACTTGTTTGAGCTTGTATAAGAGGATTTAACTGTCTGTTTAAAACATTTACAGTTCCTCTATCATACCCAGAACCAAACTGACCTATAGTACCTAATGTTTGTAATCCAAAGCCTAATCCAGCTAAATTAGCTTGGTCATCTTCTGCTCCTAAAAAATTCTTACCAAATTTTCCTAATGCCCCAGGTTCCCATTTTGTTTTATCCTCTTCATCTGTAACATCACCACCTACTAAGTATCGCCAAGGACTCCACCCCTTAGAATCATCAGTAGCGGCTTTACCGATATTAGCTAATTGTCCACTAAAAAGACCTGATAATGGACTTCCTGGTATTAATGTAGCTAGTCCTAGCATTTTAGGACCATGTTTTTTTAAATTTTTACCCTGTCTTCGGATAAATCTTGATAACATACTACTCATTAAAACTCCTTTTTTATCGTCCCAATATACATATTATTGAGAATTAATCCAATCAATTATTTCATTTATTTTATCTATTACAATGCCTAATATAATTGCATCAGGCATTTCATTGCTATCTTTTACTATTTGACTAACTTCTTCTGATGTTTTATCTATTCTATCCATTAATCATATTCTCCACTAATTGTTACTGCAAAATATAAATCTTGATTACCACTTGTTGAATCTTTTTTTAACATAATCCAAAGTTTATCTCCTGCACTAAATGAATTGCTAGAAGATATATCTGTGCTTAAATGCATTTGTTTAGCTGCTACAGGTGTTATAGTTCCTGTCGTTCCAATTAAAGTTAAACCTACTGATGTTGCTTCGTTAGAGGGAGAACCTTTAAATACATAAAATTTTAAAGGGTCTGTAGCTCCTGTATCTGATGCTCTACAAGTAACTGTAATATTAGTAAGTGTTCCGTCAGCAGGAGCACAGAATTGATAAGCGTAAGAATCTGTGTAAGATATTGAAGTAGGAGAACTATCTGAATTTGCCCAAACGTGATAGTTAGGGTAATATTGAAAATAATAAGTTAATGCACTATTGTTATTAGTCTTATACCCACCTGCTGTGGTAGTCCATCTACTTGTTCCGCTTCCTCCACCACCTGCTATACTACTACCTGATGTTATCTGTATATCATTTCCTGCAGCATTTGTAAAGTATAATTCATTAGGTGTTGCATTTTTTACCCATAATTGCCCATATCCTAATTTATCAGTAGCTGCTGAAGCTGCTTCTTTCATAAAAGTTCCACCACTACCTACTTTTAATATAAGGTCTCCATCTGGAAATAATGTTAAATCAGCATCAGCTCCTGCAGCATCTACAGTTTGTAAAGTAGTTGCTCCATTAGTAGCAACATTTACTAAAAAATAGTCATCTGTACTTGCGCCACCTTGTTCAAACATAGTAAATTGAGAAGAGCCATCAACATCAAATTTCACATATTCAGTTCCAGCTTTTTTAAATTTAAATCTATTAGTATGGTCAATAACTATTTCGTCTGCCGAATCTAGTGTAATATTTCCATCAATAGTCATAGTTAAATTAGCCGCTGCCGCTGCCGCATCAACTGTAGTTAAAGTAGTCTCTCCATGTTCTAAGCATTTTAACTGAACATAATCGTTAGCAGAATCTCCTCCTGCTTCATATAGCCTTAATTGAGAATGGTCCCCACCTTCAGCTTGAAAGGCAGCATATTTTTGATAAGTATCTGGGCTTGTCTCAATTAAAAATTGAGTTGCATCAGTAGACGCATCAAAATGACCTAACTCTATAGTGTTAGATTTGCAAATTATTTTTCCATCAGGAGCGAAAGTTAAATGACCTACAGCACCATCACTATCATTTGTTGATAATGTAGTTACTCCATTAGCAGCTACTAATATTTCAAATAAATCACTTTCATTAGTGTCGTCATGTATTCTCATCCTTGTAGCATTACAATCAAATAAAAAATGAGTAGCTGTATCATCTTTAATAGTTACTTTACCACCATCTGCATTCAGTTCAATATCTCCTGCTGAGTCTAAATTTATACCACTATCTCCAATAAGATGCACAATACTTCCATTAATAGTTGAATTTTTCTGCGTAGTTATATTTATAGGTCCATCACTGAATATATCATTAGATATCTTTAATGCTCCAGAACTCATTATTCTAGGCATATTACTATAAGTATTTTCTCTTAATTTTTTTTGTGCAGCTATACCTACCCAGCCATTAGAAGTCTTTCCTTCTATTCTGTAATTATCTCCTCCCTCATAGATTGCCCTTACAGAGCCCTCTAATGCCTCTTTATCGTAGTTTTCTGCATTAGGCGATATAGAGGTTAGGAGCTTATTTACTTGCCTGTATAGCTCATTTATGGCCCTGCTAGTTGATAAGTCTTCTATAAATGGGGGGACTAAATTAGATTTAGCCATTATTTAACCTTTAATATTCTATGAACTATACCAATAGAATAGATTTCAATATTATCATTTCCTGAAATAACAACTTTTATTTTTTTACCTTTTTGAACAGCTCCAGTACCTGCATTCTTTTTAATTTTCCATTCATTAGTTCCTGATGATACTAAAGTATTTAATAAACCGTCAATATAAACACTAGGTGCTGTTGTAAGAGCCGTACTAGCTTGTATTTTTATTTTGATAAATCTCTTATCATTCGTATCTGCTCCCATAGTAAAGTCTTTAGATTCCCAGTATATTGTACCATACTCCTCATCTTCTTTATTTACTTCTATTAATTTACAAGATTGGCTAGTTGTATCATCGCCTTTGCCTTCAGCACTGGTAAATGCATATAAATTGCCACCTAACTTGGAAGGTATAAGTATATTATTAATAATTGATTGAGCATTAAAAGTTCCTCCACTATCTTTAATCTCAAATCTTCTATAGTCCCATCTTTTTTTCAATACATGGTAGGTAAATGCTTTTGTTGTCGAAGCTGCCTCTCTGCTAGTTCCTAAAGCTATTAATAAATTATATTTAGAAGAAAAATAAAGTCTAATTGTAACTCCTGTAGTTCCAGTCAAATCTGTCCATCCATCTGAGCCATTAGAATCTTTATCTATAGGAAAACTTAATATAGTTACTTTAGCACCGTCATATTGATATATATGATTTTTATCTGCAAAAAACATTCCATACTCTGTAACCACTACTGCATCTTTATTCGAACATCCAAATCCTTCCATAATATCTATAATAGAATTACTATTAGGGTCAATTTTATATATCTTATTTAAAGTAAAGGCAAATAAAACATTGTTAAATACCTTTAAAGCAGTTACTTCATCTTCTAAGTCTAGTCTATCATTCTGTATATCAAACATGCTAAATTTATTTGTTTTAGACCATGCTAAAGAATTATCACCTTCAGGTAGTAAAGAATGTTTTATACCAGCTACATATAATTTATTCCCTGCTATTTCAGATATTTCATAGTTTAAATTAGAATTTTGAACAGTTTCAGATATTCCTGTAAAATCTTTATAAGACTCATTTGATATTAGAGTATCAGTAAAATCTTGTTCATAAAAGGTTCCAGAAGCATCTTCTACTTTTTCCCAACCTCCACCTTTTAAAAGCTTTAGCCTAACAACTCTGTAATAAGCCATACCTTCTGTATCATTCTCTATATGTCCCCTTCTCCATAAATTAACAGCTGAAACTCTAGGGCTTATATTAAAAGGTATTCTTATTTTTATATCTAAATTTTTCTTATCTGTTCCTGTAGTATTTTTATATGAATATACAGTATTAGTCATAGGTGAGTCTTGAAAGCCGTCATACTCGTAAGAAATCTTATAGTACCTTGTTACTCCATCTGGAAATTTAGGATAATCTCCATCATCAGCAGTTACATGGTTTTCGCCATCAGTAAATTCAATACTAGTTTTTTTAGTATATTGATAAAGTCTGTTTATATATTGCCTAAATATAGAATCAGAAGAAGCATTATCTCCAAAGCTATTTATTCTACCTGTAGAACCTGAGAGTATGCTAGAAAGACCTCCATAATATAGATTATTTTTACCCCCTTTATTAAAGTAAGTAAAGTAATAATCGCTTGCTCCATATTGACTGTGTCGACCCTCATCATCTGCATCAGTACCATCTGCTTTAGCAGGAGTTCCTTTAGGCCAAACATAAGCAAATGTAGAGTGTTTTGTATCATCTACATCAATATTGCTAGGAGTTGCATCTCCAGTACCTCCTATATTTAAAAAAGCACCATATTTAGTAACTGTTCCATTATCAGGAAAATCAGTTCCTTCACCTTCATAAGGTCCAGAATCTATCATAAAACTTTTTTGAAAGTTATCTCCTCTTAGTATAATAGCTCTATTATCAGCTATATCATGCTCAGCTTCTGTATATAAATTAGATAGTGTTGTGGCACTTGAACCATTATACCAAGTTTTTCTAAAGAAATTATTAGTATCAAAATAAGAAACAATTCCAGCTCCATTAGGAAATACTTCATTAGGAGCTTCAGGTGTTCCTGAATGCAATCCAGCATGAGAAGCAAGAGTTTCTACTGTTAAACTAGATAAATTGGATACTGATTGAGCTCCATTTGACTGAGCTGAAGCATTTTCATTTTTAGGATACTGTTGGGCTGAATCACTTCCTCCTGGATTATCTATTATACCTCCACTACCAGCAGTTCCTTCATCATTCGCATAACCAGCTAAACCTGATTCATGGTCATCAATTATAACTACTTCATTGCCATTATAATCAGTAATCCCATCAATAGTATCACCTTGTTCTACAGTTGTATTTAACCTAACGATTAATCCTTTATTATTACCTTCTTCAAGGCTGTAAGATATAAATAACCCGCTAAATCGAGAATCCCTATCGTTATAATTTTGGAATACATTATATTCATGCGTAGCTTTATTTCTAGATATAGATGTAATTCCTGTACTAGGAATAGAGTCGCCTAATACTTTAATTTGTCTAACTACATTATCTGCTTTATCAAAACCTAATGTACTTAAATTTAAACCATCAAAATGGTTAGCATCACTACCATCACTTGTATCATATCCAAATGAGTTACTTTTATTGTATAATGCTCCATAATTATTTCTACCTGCATTTGATATCCATAGAAGGCTTTTACCTCCCATACCATGCAATCTAAGTCCTTTTGTTATTTCATGATGTTGGTCTCCAGTTTGAGCATCATGATGACTCAGCCACATATCTTCCATAAATACAGGAGCTGTAGTGTCACTCATTTTAACAACACAACCAACTACATGGTCAACCCCATCATATAAATCAGATAAATCAACTAAACTATAAGGCATTGGTTTAAAATTACCCCATCTAGTTTCACCATCTATTCTATGCAAATAAGAACCTTCATCCTCTGTAAATACTCGCTCTTTATTATGACTAGAATTTTCATTTATTGTTGCATCAGTTAAATCCCATTGCATTGTCAACTTTGCGTCAGTTTCATCTGTTCCATCATTTCGAAGTATTAAAGTCCCTTTAGCATCCGTATACCAATACCCACCTCCATGACATAAAGAATATAATCTAGTTTCTCCGTCATCAAGTCCTGATGCGGTATTCCAATCTACAGTAGTAGTATAATCTTGCAATGCATCAGATTCAGGTTTAGCAGGCTCTGTATAACTAGATGTACTTGCTACTGGAACAGACCTTTTCATTAAACGAAAACTAGCTGCAGCATGAGATAATCTTATTTGTTGACACTTTTCCCATGAGTCTTCTACATGTTCAGTAGGCTTATTTTCTAAGTAAGCAGTTCTATTTTCTGCTCCAGTGTCCTGAATGTGTGCTAATGGCATTGATTTATCATTAAAATAAGTTATTACTATAGTCCCATCATCTAAATCACCATTTATATTGCTGTAACTTGCCCACATAAATCTATGTAAAAGCATTCTAGAAGTTTCTAAGAGTATAGATGTCCTAAACCATTCATTATTTTCACTATCCCCTTGAGGGCTAGCCAATATCCATAATTTACCATTACCAGAAGAGTCAACTGTTTCCAATATATCCGAAACTTCAGGAATAGGTTCAGGAGCATTTGAGTGAGTTGTCTGATGTATTCCTTGATTATAATGAGGTTGAGAAGGATATCCACTTGCAGCTCCTTGCCCCCAATGACAATCTTGAGTATGGCAATGAGACAATGGAATACCTATAGGAAATCCTGTAGATGAATCTAAATTAATTTCTTCAGTTGAACCATTTAAATCAAATATTTCATAACAATGTATTTTTCCAGGCTTTGTAGCAAACTTTGTTAAATCATCTATTTCTTCATATAGCCATATTCTAGCATCTGTAACACAAGAAGTTACTTTTGCTATAGCTGTTATAGGAAATCCTAAATCAATAGAACGATTGACAAATCCTGAATCTCCATCAATAATGTATATCCAAGATTCTCCCTTACTAAAGCCTACATGAAAAACTCCTGTCTCATTATTAATACGAGGAGTTTTGACTAATGTTGAACTAGAGGTAGTGACATATTGATAAGTTACTACTTTATCATAAGTATTATTTCCACTCCCATAATCAGCTGCATATAATTCTGCATCTTCTAAGATAAATCCTTTCTTATTATTTAATCCTAAATTCCCTACTTTACCCAACCACTTTGATTTTGTATTTTTACCTGTACCTAAAAAATAAGCTAATCCTTTTTTTACAATAGATAAATCTCCACTATGCTTTACAGATAGTGGGAAGTTTGTAAAATCTTCTCCTGTATTAATTCCTTTTCCTAAAGTACCAGATACATTTTCTTGTATATTTTCTATTCCATTTATACTGCCTTCTTCGTCAAATATAATAACATTTTCAACATCTTCATCTTTATCTTTAACATAAGTAACGACTTGTTTAGGATTAGGAATTTTATATACTACTGTTCTATCAGCAATAGCTAAGGTAGAACCAAAAGCTCCAAAACGATTTGCAGTTCCAGTAGTAATAACTTTACTAATAGAGTTAATAGCTAGTATTTGAAAAGCATAATTTCCTATAGACACCCAATCTCCAACCACTAATCCTTCAACAGAAGAAAGAGTATGAGTTAAGTCTGTATTATTAGTTGCTCCATTTAAAATAATACCTGTATCTACTAAATATTTAGCATAATTTATACTATTACCTTTATAGTCTTCTTGATAGTTTCCCCTAAGTGTACCATTAGGAGCATTAGGGTCAATACCTCTAGACATAGCTGCACCTTCATCAGGAGTCTCCCTTGAATCTGCATTAGTAACATTACCAATATTAAAATTTCTTATTTCTTTTAACTGTCTAGGCATCTTTTATCTTCTTTTCTAGTCGAGATAATTTACTACTTAAAGACCTAATATCATTCTTAATTCTTTTAATATCTATAGAATTTCTATTAAAACTAGGATTATTCTGCAATTCTCTTATTATCTCCATCTTTATCTTTTGTTTGTTCAGCATAATAAATATGTTCATGGTCTATAGCGCAATTAGTAGGGCAAGGATTCTTACTTTCGTAATTATCTAAAAAAACCCCTAGCCCTACAGCTATCACTATTAATGCAACGTCCCCACTATTTCTCCTTCCATTTTGATAAATCTAACATCTGTAATGGTTTTTCTATTATCTGGTCTTTAAGCTTATCATTTTGTATTTGTATTTTAGTTCCGCCTTTAACATAAGGTTCACCATTAGCCATACCTATATCATAAGCAAAGAATGTTGTCTTCCACATACCCACTCGTACTACTCTGGCAGGTCGACCATTCAGAATCACTACATCGTCCGTGTTGAGGTCTTTTCCCCAAAATACTTTGATACTCTCCACCATAGACTCTAAGGTCGATTTCGCTAATATGAGTATTATTCCAGAAAGAAGAAAGTATGCTATATACCCCAGTATTCCTTCTGCTTGACTTTGTAGTTCCTGTTCCATTCTTATTTCCCATCTAAATATTTACCCCATACAGAGGTCTTACCGTCTATTATCTCGACAACCTCCACTTTAAAATCTCCATTTGCAAACCAATCAACTATAGCAAATGCATGATTCCAGTTATGTAGATTGCCTCTTAACCATTTGTTCTTATCAGAACTCATATCTTTTAAGCAACCCATACTCCAAGCACTCTTAGTGCCTCCTAATCCAGTATCAGTAAATCTCTGGATATCGTGAGTATGTCCATACATTATATTTTCACCATATTGAGATAAATGCTTTTTAGCATGATGTATAGGAGTGTAATCTCCATGAGTAAAGTTTAACTTACCTATCTTTAACTTTACATTAGATATATATTCCCAGTATTTGTATTTCCTCTCTTTAAGCTTTAATGCTTTTTGAGTTTCATACTGAGGCAGATAAGGATGTTTTACAACAAAATTATCCAACCATACTTCATGATTTCCTTGAATAAAATGCCGTTGCTTGCATTTAACTTTATCCAAAGATTTGTCAATAATATCCATTCCTTCATTGACTAACTTTACCTCGTTATTTAGCATAGGGATTAATATCTCCAATGGAGGTTTCTCCCTATTTTTCCAGTAATGGGGACTAAATATCTCCCATTCTCCTGTATCGCCTAAATCAATGTATATATTAGGCTTTACTAGCTCTATCGCTTTGCAGACTATTTTTATTGCATTATAGTCAGCTAGTGGAAAGTGCTTGTCTGGAGTGACAACTGCACGGTTCACTACCTTTTTTCTCATTTACACCTCTAGTTAAATTCTTCTGAAGGTAAATACCCCCAGTCCTCAGGACAGGTATAAGTATCCTTTACTTTTTCTAGCAATTCATTTGTTTCGATTTTTGAAAATCTAAGATATCTTTCATCGCATTTCATGCATTGCCATATTAGAGAGCCTTCATTAGCTCCCATAACTTCTATTCCCATAACAGTCTCGCTATTACAACAAGGACAATTTTCTGGTTTAGATTTAAAAGACTTTGTACCTATTATTCCTATCTTTGAAACCATATCTTCCTTATCAGGAAAACATACTAAATCGCCACATATCGTAAGCAAAGGCTCATTCATATGTGGCGAAATATCACAAGGCATAACAAATTTTATATTTTGTCTTTTATCTTCGCCCATAATTTATCATCTAATTTAGTCTTTGTTGATTTAACAGCCCATTCACATAATACTGAAATTAGCTGTTTTTTCCAACCTGCTGGCAGTAATGTAATCACCGCTTTCCACAAGATTTTAGCTAAACTTTTGAAATTCATGATTCTCTCCTATTTGTTGAATAACCACCCTATTATAGCGCTAAATCCTGCTACAATAGTGCTTCCTATACCAAATATACGAGCAATATTAGTTTCATTCTTTCTAATTCTTCCATTTTGCTCTCTTAATAAACCTGTTAGTTCTACCATTTTTTCTTTAGTATTCCTAACATCTGATTGCAATATTGCTAATGTAGTTACAATATGCTCTCTGTATTTATCTACATCAAAATCTTTACTTCTTTTTTGGCTCATCTTCTTCCTTTATCATACCTTCTAAAAGCTCAATTGCTCCTTGTAATTTAATATAAAGTTCTTTTGCAGCTATCTGTTGTTTTTTCAATTCTTCTAATTTTTCTTTCATAGTTCTCCTAGTAAGAATGAGGAACTATATGTCCCACTGTTATATTATTACTTCTTGCTCTTTTCTTAGCTTTCTTAACTGCAATCTCATATTCGTTATCAAAATACTGAGCTGCTTGAAAATCTTGATTTCTTTTATCTTTATAGCCTGAAGCAATTGCTTTATATGTTAAAGCTTCATGATACATACTTTGTATTTCTGGGGTAAATGTAACTCCTGAAGTAGAAGATTTAGCCAAATGAGTTCCTCTAGATATATAATGAATTCTTATTTGTAATCCAGTTTCTGATATGCTTTGAAAATTACTTGTTACATCATCTCTGCTTACTGTTCTAAGAGATTCTTCGACTAATCCTATTCTAACACCACTATCGTCTATTGGATACCAGTATCGTTTATTACTAGTTGATGTTGCTGTAGCTAAAGCATTATCAGCTGATTCATGCTCATCATCATCTATAAGCATAGCTTCATCTTTAGTAACTATTCTAGGAATAAGCACATCATCTATCCAAACATTCTTTATTCTTAAGATGTCGCTATTACCACCTATCTCTGTGTCCTCTAATTCGCTTCCTGCGGCTGGATAATACCTTTGCCCTGCTGTAGTAGTACCTATGGTTTTATATCGCTTTAAACACTCGGTTTCGGCCGTAAAATCATCCATAGCTCTATTAATAAGCTTTAATATTTCAACTTCTCCCATATGAGAGTGATGTTGTTGTACTAATTCTATTAATTCGACTCTATGCATTATGCTACCGACGCTATTAATACTTCCAAGTCACATGCTCCAGTATCAGCTTGAACTTTCATACTTGTAATATCTGCATTAACAGCTCCAGCAGTTGCAGCATCTGCAGCACTCATCGCTGTTTTATGTGTCCATATCATAAAGCTTTTTCCAGCTTCTAGTTTATAAACAAATTCATCACTATTTGCATCTGTAAGTCTTAAAGTTACAAAGTTAGAACCATCATGGTTTGTAATTCTAGCATATGCTATTTTATCTTCATCAAATTGACTACCTGCAACATCTGTTGCATGAGTTGTATATAATGTTATCTCTGATGTAGGGCAAGTTATTACTCTTTTAAATATATCATTACAAGTTACTGTTTCAGCCACTGATGTAGCTGTATCCATAACTGTAGTACCTACATCTAAGGATTCTGTTATTGTTACTGTTAATGTTCCTGTGGCTATTGCCATAATTTATTCTCCTAATTGCTCGCCTTTTTCACCAGTTAGTCTTTGCATTTCAGCTTGATACATTCCTTGTAATGATTGAGCTTGACTATTTAACATAGCTAACATCTCATCATCCTCATCTTCTTGTACTGCATCACTAACCATTGTTTGTAAAATATACAAAGCAGCCCTTATTGCGACTGCATGTTCAAATTCATTTGGTATAGAAGTAGCTGAATCTGCTCCATCTATATCATCATTTCCTGTTAAATACATTAAGTAATATATAGTTGCCGTTTGATTAGCTGTTGGTATGGGTCTAACTTTTAAATAAGTTTGAGTTCCATTTGGGTCAGCTGTCCATATAGGAGAAAAAACTGTTGGAAAATATAAACTATTATCATCTGTATATTTAGTATGAAATTCAGGTGCTTCTACAAATACACATTCCCTATAATTAGAACCTGAATCAGTCTCTTTTCTAATTACTCTTATTATTTTCTTTCCTTTGGTATCAAATGTTGCATCAGGACTACTTCCATTTAATGTATTCGAATCCATTCTTGCATATTTTATTAATATCGAATCAGGCATCATATCAACTACTTCAGCAAAAGCAGTATGGATAGCCTCATTTTCTGTATTAATAGAATTACTTGAATAATCAAATCCAACTAAGTCTTGTATTCTTTGTGCAAATGTTGCAGCCATTTATTACCCTTTCAAATTCTTTTTTCGTCTACTATTAGGTTTATTCCCAGTAAAAGGAATACCTATATTGGTCGAATATACAACTTTTTTTACTTTTTTCGCAGGCATTTAATACTCAATATGAAATATTAATCTTAATGCATCTGCATTAGTATAATTAGGTGTTCCAGCTCTTATAATTGCATGACAATAAACACTTGTAGAGCCTTCAGCAGCTTTTAAGTATGTTAAATTATCAATAGGTTCAGAAGCCCCAGAGGCACTAAAAACCTTCGTTAATACCGCATTATCTAATTCATTACCAGTATAAGCTTGGTCTCCATCCTGCAATACAAATCCATTTAGTCCTAAAGCCTTAATATCAGCTACACTTATATCAGCAGTAGCATTTAATGTTCCAAGAGCTGTACTTTTTTCTGTAAAGAAATATAATACATCATAAGGAGTAGCACTTATATCGTCTGTATCTAAGACAAACATATGCATTAATTTAGATACCCCACCTTCTCCTAAAACTGCATTAGGTATTTCACAACTTGTAAAAAGAACATCATCTGCTGCATAAGCATTAGTATCTATAGTTGGAGTTACTGTAATAATATTATATTTATTTGCAGAAACTGAATTTCCAGCTCTTTTTGGAGTAACTGATACACCAGCATTTGTTATTGTTAAATCACTCATTTTTTCTCCGTTAAGTTAATGTAAGGGGACCGAAGCCCCCTTACGATTATTTTACTACTTATTATGATGGGTCAGTACCAATACCACCTATGCTAAATCCTAAATCAGATTTAACCCCATCAAGCCAAAGCTCGGTAGCTTCAGAGCCTCCACCGTAACCATTAGCAGCTATCATGACAATCTTAACATACTTTGCATTCTTAGGTAAAAGAAATGCTTCAAGAGTGTCATCCGCTGTAAGGCCAGTTTCTGCATTTCCTTCAGTCGCCTTAGCATCATACCAAGTTTGCGAACTAGAAGATAATGCAGCCGAAGGGTCTGCACCTACTCCGCCAACAGTTATATCTGTAGAATCCATTGTATACTGAACTTTAGCAGTAATATTTGTAGCTTCATCTGCTTGAGCTAAAACTATCTTAGCTCCAGTGCAAGGAAGTGAACTTCCAGATGTTTCTACATCACTACCACTAGAATTAGCAGCAACAGTAATAGTTTCCGTAGCCTTGATATAACCATCTTCTTTTGCGTATGTAAATGCCATAAGATACCTCCTTAACTAAACTTCAGAACAGCATGAGTTTCTGGTAAGCTTATTTCAAGACCAGCTTCTGTAATAACTTGGTCTTGTCTACCATCAACTCCTGGATTCTGAATATTAGTTTCAATGAAAGTATCCCTGCTTACACCATTACCAACTAATGGTCTATAAGCAACATTTTTCATATCTACGCAAACACAGTAGTCTTCCCAAGGGCCTCTTAATAAAGGCTCAGCAACAAAGTGTAAATTACCAAATATAGTATTTACCATTGTTACATTGTGCCCAAAAGCTCCAGGAATATTAGTAACATCTAGTTTGTATTGAGATGAACCAACTGAATTGTTCATGAAAGAGCCATTACCTAATTTATTCAAATAAGTAATTACTTTTCTTGAAGCTAGCACTAACTTATTACCAGAGTTTCCGCCTTCAGGTGCAAAATAATCTTCCATTGCATCTAAGAAAGCATCGTATCCAGAAGAAGCATAAGTCATGTTATATACTTTACCGTTAGCTTCGGTATAAGGAAGAATTCCATGAGTATATCTAGCAGCAGTAGCTCCAGCAGTCGCATTTCCTAGACCGAACAAGAATGCTTGCTCCATGTCCATTTTATGCTCCATTAGCTTATCTTGCCAGATTCTTTGGAACTCATTCTTAACTCCTCTATATTCAGTTGCAAGAGCAGTACCAGAAAAGATGTTCATGCCAGTTTTAAATATCTGACAATATCCTTCAGAATCAGACATGATATCTTCCCAACCAACAGGACTATCAGTACCCTCAGTCCATGCAGTACCAATTACTTGACCTTTTTGACCAGCATTCATATCTGCACCTGAAGCAACAGCATCAATAGCAATTAAAGACTCACCTGTAATCTCTGTGTGTCCGTTAGTTGCATCGTGATTGATATATTTACCATCACCTGCTGCTGTATCGTCATTAGATGTTACAGATGCATCTTCAGCGATTTTAAATCGATAAACTTTACTATCTCCATCTGAGTAGATAGCAAGCACTTGACCTGGAACGATGAAATGACATTCTTCTTCTGACGAAGATATTTTGCCGTCTTTTGTGTAGTTGCATGAAATGTGTAAATCAGTTCCAGCAGCAACTGAAGCTCCTGCACTTACTGTACCTGGGTCCCAATCTTCACCTGTTGATACAAAGAAATTTCTTCTTTGCCATTGATGACGTTGTTCTAAAAACTTAAACACAGGGTCATTTGTCGCCTTTTTTGCAACTTTTGATAGATACACAAAAAATGGAGACTGTTGAGGAGCAAGTTCTGCAACTCTTTCCCCAAAATTAAAGACTCTACGGTTATTGTCTAAAGAAACGCCTGAACCAGCAGCTCCGCCACTGATACTTGTAAAATTAGCCATTTTAGACTTCTCCTAATTAACATTCAACCTATCAACTGCTTTCGCCTTCAAGGTGAATGCCCCCTACGGGATGTTTACCAAGGATTTTTACTTTTAAAATCCGATATCATATTATCCATAATTTGGTCTTCTGTAGAAACTGTATTTTGTCCAGCTGTAGGTTGCACGCCCATAGGTTGTGGAACTTGTTGAGCTCTTTGAGCTTGCTGAAACTGAGGAGAAGGTTGAGCAGGTTGTCCCTGATTAACGGGGGCACCGCCACCTTGACCTTTTTGTAGTCTATACAATTGTACCAAATTATCTACCGTAATAGATGACGGGTCTGACATAGTTTGAATAAATTCTTGAGCCTCTTGTGGAGACATACCATAATGTCCTTGAGCAAGATTATTAACTTCTTGTAACTGTTTTTGAGTTTGAGCTTGCTGAATTTGAGCTTGCCTAACTCTTTCTTGTTGAAGCTGATAATTACGCATTTGCTCTTCCATCAAAGTACCTTCGTACTCTTCTTTAAGATTTCGATACTCATCAATATTATCTCGCCATTCATCCATATCATCTAAATACTTAGCAGATTCACTGCTAGCATCTTCAAAGGCTTCTTGCCTATTGAAGTTTCTTGGTTTAACAGGTCTTTCTGGAGGTGGAGGAAATTCCTCTTGAACTTGTTCTTGAGGTTGATGAGGTTGAGCATATTGCTGTTGCATTTGTTGCTGTTGTTGCAATTGAGCCTGCATTTGCTTTATCTCATTATCTTTTTTAGCTGCCTGAGACTGCCAATATTGATAACGAGTGTTATCGTTTTTGGGGTCTGCTGGTTGAGCTATTTCCTCTGTCGAGGGTGCCTCTTTTGGGGCCTCTTTTCCAGACGGTTCTGTAAACGCATCGGTCGGAGTTAATGCTGTTTCTTCAGTGGAGCCTTCTCCTGCTTGAGGACTGTCAGTAAAGACAGATTCGTCAAATAATTCATTTGCCGATTGTTGGGTGTCCATTCCTTGATTATCTACCATTTATTTCTTCTCCTGTTTTTTGGATTGCTTCTTTCCACTAGAAGGTGAATCCTTTTTTTCTTTTTCTATATCAGATACATAATCTGCTATCTGACTTTTAACTGTGGATAGTGTGTCATCAAGACGCTTTTCATATAAAGTACCTGCAGCCTCAGATTTATTCTGAACTTTATCAAGACTTGAAGCAAATTTCTCAACTTCAAGTTTTTTACGCAAGTTAACAGATTCTCTGTCACGGGTTTGCAAGTCTCCTTTGAGCTTCTTAATTTCTTCTTGAGCTCCTTTTAAAGATTGCTGTAACTTAGCGATAATGTCCATTCTTTGCTGTACTCCTTCGGCATCAAATACCTCAGTTTTCTTAAGAACTTCTTGTCTATCGATAAGTCCCATTTGGAAAGCATCTTTATAGAACTCTAATTCTGCATATCTGTTTGTAGGTAAGGTCGAGCCTGCTACACAGATTACGTCATATTTACCAACTGTAATATCATTAAATATCTGTATTTCACCTGTTTTATCATCAACTAGTTTCTGATTGATTACATAGTCATTTAATGAATTATTAGGTTGTACAACTCTAAATACCTTTTTAATAGTATAAAGTTGTTGCATTAATGGAATAGCTACTTGAGCTACTCTTGTTAAACCTGCCTCTATATCAGCAAGTTTAGATTTAATTTTTCTTTGACCAAATTCGTCAAGGCTTATTGTTGCCTTATATGTTTGTGGAGCTGCTGCCGTATTTCCTTGCATCATCTCATATATACCTAATTGATGGTCTATATCGTTTTTAGCAGTCATTTCATTTTGATATAGTTCATTAGGGAGTGGAGAAGGTTGAACAGCCATGGGAGCACCATCGGTCGGGTCATAAGATATTGCAACTCCTGGTTGAGCCCATTTTTGTTCAAAGTCAGACATATCCACACTACCTTCTGGAACAAGTATTTTTGTATTCGTGCTAGTTGTTGCATGGGCTATTATTAATGACCTTGTTTTATTTATATATTCTTGCATTCCTTTAACTAATCTTACATCGCTTACAGGGTATGGAGTTCTTGTATGTATATTAACAAAAGGTACTATAGGATATTGGTCTATAGGAAGAATCCTTTTATATAAAAGTTTATCTCCAATAACTACGCATTGATGAACTCTAGTAGAAAGAACTTCTACAACTTCAATAGCTTTGTTTTGAGCTAAATCACTGTAAGTAACTTGTTCAACTTGTATTTCTCTTCTTGGTATTTCAGGAAGAGCAGCCTCAACTCCTAACCCTTGTTGAGTCATTATTTGTCTTGCATTTATTTTTTCTTGCTCTACTCTAGCATCTTCTTGATATTGTAATTGCTGAACTAAGCCTTGAGCTTGCTTTTCATCAGTAATTATTTGACCTTGAATAATCCAAGCTGGCTTTTGCATATACTCAGCAAACTTCTCTTCATCTAATAAATCTTCTTTACCACTCCAACTTTCAAAAATCCTGTATTCGGGTATATGTTTTTTATAATATCTTTCATAACCCCTAACATAGTTAGTGTTATCTAAAGTACCTACATCTTCAGGAAAATGAACAGTACCATCAAAGTTTCTTCCTGTTTCTGGAGCATTCCAATCTTGTTCGCTATCAGATTCTTCTATATCCTTTTTATACATTGGATATAATTTTTTAGCTTGGTCTTTAGTAAATAACCTAGAAACTATAATATTTTCTGCATCATCAAAAAATCTATGCTGGCTATTAGGGTCAACATATACATCTAAAGGGTCGATATCATGCATACATACCTCACCTTTACCCATATCCATCATAGGGTCTTGATATACCTGAATAAATCCTAAACCTGCTACATAGTAATCATCAACTACTTTTCTTATTACTGTTCTTCCATCAGATATATCGTACATATAAGAAAGTAGACTACTCATTACATTCGCTACTTTTTTATCTGAGTCTTCTCTAGGAGAACATCTAAAAGAAGGCCTATTAGCAGTTATCATAGATTTAGCTGTTTCTACAGCTGGATGTATACGATTAACTACTATAGGAGCTTGACCCCTTTTCTTTAACGTTTCAGCTTGTTCAGTAGTCCATTGCTTACCTAATCGAAACTCTTTATCTTCTTTTGCTTCAATAGCCCAATTATCTCTTTTTTTAGAGTATCTTTGATAAATATCTATAGTTTCATTGACGAAATCTCTTTCGCTATGCGCTGGCTTTGTATTATTATCTTCGTACGGCATAAATTTTAGGAGTAATATACATCACATTGTCATCCAATCCAATAGTTTTTTTGCTAAAGGTTTATTTTTTGTTTCTGCGTTAAATTCTTTTATTCTGCACGGCTTAACTCCATCGAGGGCTGTCCATACAGAATCCATAACATCATCATGCTTTCCTTTAGGATAAGATAAGAATTCTTGTTGAGGTTCTATATCTTGTGGTCTAAAGTAAAATTGCTTCTTTGCAAACATAGGAACTAAAGATAAAAGTCTCTCACTTTTAGAATTTCTTGGCTTAACTCCTGACTCTAGTCCTGGTATATACAATTCTTCTTCTCTCATTAAATCTCTTACAGCAACTCTTAAAGCTTCTTGATAACCTACAGTCTCAACTTTCATTCTTCTAGGTCTATACTTTTTAAACATATCTATTATTATTCCTGGTTGTTCCGCAGGCGATATTCTGTTTCTGTAAACATCGATAATATACTTATTGTTATCACTATCAACAGCGATTGCACAAATAACAAAAAAGTCAGCCCTAGCAGAAAGGGAACTAGCAGGGTCCACTCCACAATAGATATCAACTGGTTTAATTTTCTTTTCATCTCCCACCTCTCTTACTAAGCAATTTTGCCCATTTATTCTCTCATAATCATAATGATGTAATTGTATCCACTCAGGTTTAAAAGGGGCATTATCAGGAGATTGAGCAATATTCATATACTCTTGATAAAATCCATTTAAATTACCAACAGACTGAAATTCCTTTTTTATTCCTAGTATTCTTTTTTTAGGAAACCTTTCTGGCCAAATACTCTTTTCTTCATCATCCCATATAGAAAACCATAAAACCTTCCATGTCTCAGATTCTTTAGCCCAATATAAAAAACAATCTTCTGATATAACTGTGCCAATCATACATATTTTACCATCGTCTGATAAAGAGGGTATTACCGCTTCTGTCATCCACTTTCTATTTTTAGCCCTAGCTTCTGGAGTAAATGCATTTAATTCTGATTCAAAGTCATCAACTACAATAAGGTTTGGACGAGTATCTCCTTCAATAAATCCCCTAACTCTTTGTCCTGTACCTACTGCTATTATACGAGTTCCATTAGCAAGAACTACATCGGTATGAGTCCATCTACTAGCTGTATTAGGCCCCATATCTCCAAATGTCTTTCTAAAGTTATCACTATGGGTTAAGTGATATTTAATACGAGAAAGGAAGTTTATAGACTGAGCTTGAGATTCTGATATAATAACTATAAATAAATCTTCATCACTTTTTTTAAATGCCAATCTCCATAAAGGATAAATGAGAGTGGTAACAGTGCTCTTAGCCGTTCCTCTAGGCGCAGCTATTAGCACTCTCTTTTCGTCGTCGTCAGCTAAGGCAGAATACACCTCGTGGTGGAACGGTGGTGTTTGTTTGCGGAGGGCAGTCGGGAAGCAGTACCTTCCAAATAACGCCATATTATTCCGCAACTTCTGAAGAGCTCTTAACTCTTCATGCTTAGCTTCATAATCCATTACTCTTCATCAGATATAGTAGTTCTAGTAGCTAATAACTTACTCTCTTCTTCACGAAGCTCATCTATAAGTTTAACTGTAGAACTGGCTTCTAAGGTATCTGTAGTCTTAACAAGATGTTTATCTTTCATTCCATGCATATCTTGTAGATTCTCTATAGCTCTCATAAGATTAGTAACATCCCCTTTATCCTGAGCTTTCTTTATTGTAGAAGCAAGTAATTCTAAGGTATAGTCTTCTGACATACCATGACTACTTAATAATTTTGCTAATTCTTCTCTTACCATACCTTTAAACACCTCCGTTCGCATGTAACGCTTAATTCGTCTATCTTCATTAGCGGTTACTTCTCCGCATACTCTTGCTATTGTATCATCTGTATTCATAGTTTGAGCGTATACCATAGCTAGATTCTGCATTCTTTTTTGTTTTGCCTTGACCTCGATTGGTCTTTTTCCTGTCATCGTTGTATTTGACTTACGACCTTTTACTTTTAATTGCTTTCCTCGTCTTCCAGGATTATAGAAAGTGTACCCCCACGCAAATCTGAGGTAGACATTATCGATTTTATCAGCTCCTTTATACGATTTTCTCTTAATAACTTTTGATACGAAGTTATCGTCAGATAAGGCCCACTCTCCTTCTCTTGCATCTCTCCAATGACTATATTGAAGTCCTTCTTTATCGGCTTCTTCTTTAGTATAGATTTCATAGGTTTTACTCCCTATATCTTTATGCTTAATTGTAATTGTGTACATTATTTATCTATATTTTTTATCAATGTTGCGACGATTGCAATGATAAATATTAGACTAAGTATTACATAGCCCACCTTTAAATCTTCCATTAGTATTGAGGATAATCTTCAGGCTTTGGATTATCTCCACTTCCAGATTGCCCAATTTCTTGAGTATTATCAGGATAAATCTGTGTAGTTTCCCAAAGACTATCATCTCCTTCCCCATAAACGGGTCCATAACCTCTTAAATTCTGAATATAACCTAATAAACCTCCGAGTCCATCTGCAAAAGATGACCCTATTCGCTCCATAAAAGACGCTTCTGGATATTCTCTGTTAAATCCTTCCATCATAGTAGGAATTCTATTAATATAACTAAGAGGGTCTGAAGGCATTCCCTGTCTAAGCTCTGGTTTAAAAGGTTCAGGACCTCTTTCTAACATAGATAAATATCTTTCTCCACCTTCTAATCTTTCATTTTCTGGTTCAAATGCCATTATTTTGCCTCCCTTACT